CACTGGGCGTACCCTTCCACGTCTATAATAACCAAAAGGAGGCTCTCTGTATTGGACTACCGTGTTCGTCCAAATTGTCGATCATAGGACAGAGCATAGGCTTGCAGAGAGAGGCACTTTCCTCGTAAAGTACCCCTATTTAGGGGAGTACTCGCCATACGCAAGATTGACACACGAGGTGCGGATTAAGTTGACCGCACCATCGTTAATGATGACTTGCTAATAATAATAATAATAATAAATTTAATATAACTATCAATGAGGAAAGCGTGGAATCACAACATCAGACCGTAAGATTTAGTGATCAAATTCCACAGTGGAACTATACCGTCGACAGCGATCTAGACTCCACATTTTATAACGCTGACACTAATGATGCTGATCTAGGAAATTTCTTTTCCCGACCTATCAAGATCCAATCATTTAGCTGGGCTACAACTACAAATTTATTTGAGACGTTTAATCCGTGGCAGGATTTTCTAGAGAACCCTAGGGTACTCAATCGTCTCACAAATTTTAATTTGTTGCGATGTAAGTTGAAGGTGCGTATCGTGTTAAACGGTAACAGCTTCCATTATGGGCGAGCAATTGCCTCTTATATCCCACTACATACTGTCGATGCTTTCACAAAGAATCGCTCGTTTTTCATTCAAGATGTAGTTGGAGCCAGTCAGCGTCCACACATATACTTGGACCCTACCACTAGTCAAGGTGGCACCCTATCACTTCCATTCTGTTGGTACGAAAATGCATTGCGCATTCCACAACAAGACTGGAGAAGAATGGGTTCCATCATTATCCATGGCATGCAGAACTTGAAACATGCTAATGGAGCCACTGACCAAGTGATAGTCTCTGTGTTCGCATGGGCAGAGGAAGTCTCGCTATCCATACCAACGGCAAATGAGCCTGCTGCTCTGAGCCCGCAGATGGGTGAGGTATTCTCCCCCCAAGTTACTGACGAATATGGAGTTGGTCCAATCTCACGCCCAGCAGGTGTAATTGCTAAAGCTGCAGGTGCGTTGAGTAATATCCCTGGGATTGGTATGTACGCGCGGGCTACGGAGATGGCCGCAAGTACAGTTTCAGGGGTAGCATCAATGTTTGGCTATTCAAGACCCATTACGTTGGCAGATATACAACCGTATAAGCCGACATATCTTGGAAATATGTGTAACACGAATGTGCCTGATACATCACAGAAGCTAACACTAGATGCGAAACAAGAACTAACGGTTGATCCGCGCGTGATGGGATTAGGTTCAACCGATGAAATGACAATTAAATCCATAGCGCAGAGAGAATCTTTCTTAACGCAATTTGGATGGGCAGTAGCTGACTCAACGGAGACACTTCTATGGAATTCGGAAGTATCCCCCGTGTTGTGGTCCGAATTAACGGGCACCAACGATGAACTACATATGCCTGCGTGCTGTTTTGCCGCATTGCCATTTCGTGCTTGGAGAGGGACTATGAAATTTCGGTTCCAGATCGTAGCATCGGCCTTCCATAAAGGAAGATTGAAAATAACCTATGATCCTTCATACCCTCTCACAAACGAGTACAACACCAATTATACATATATTATCGATCTCGCAAAAGAGAGAGACTTTACTGTTGCGATTGGGTGGGGTCATGAGAGAAGTGTTGTGAATCATCGCGACCCTATCCTAGATCCAGTTCCATACAACACAACACCATTAGGTGCTGATCCCTTAAACAATGCGAATGGGATCATTTCGGTGTATGTTGTGAATGACCTAACAGTTCCTAACTCTATCACGAATAATGATATCGAAGTAAATGTATTTATCTCCGCTGGTGATGATTTTGAGGTTTTTGACCCGGATTCAAACAACATTGAGGATTTGGTCTGGTTTCAGCCGCAAGTGGGAGAAGTTTTCACTCCCCAGATGGCAGAACTCGGAGATCCTTTAAACCATCCTGACGCCGATCTTACGAAAAGCGAGGATGAGCCCATGAAGCCGAATGCGTCACAGACACTGGCCCCAACATTGTCTGACAGTGATCACACTTCGTGTGTGTATTACGGTGACCCCATAACCTCTTTCAGACAGTGTCTGAAGAGGTACAATTATCACTCAGCAGTAGCTCCATTGGCGAGTACTGCTGTACCTGTACTCTTGAAGTTGACGAATGGTAACTTCCCATACTATCGAGGGTACGCACCTGGGGCAGTCCATCTAACGGATACTCCAGCAAGCAACACACCTTACAATTACTGCAAGATGACGTTGTTGAATTACATCACGCCGGCTTTCACATGCTGGCGTGGTGGATTGCGCTGGAAATATTTCAGGACTGGCGGTGTGCCATCAGATACTTCCCTGTTAATGGTAAACCGTGACGGGTCGACCGACATATCGTACACACAAACAGAGACACCAATGATAACCTCTGGTAATGGTAGTCAGTACGAGAAAGTGAGACAGGCAGAAGTCCTCTTAAAACACACATGGGATGGTGCAGTTGTTACAAGCACCACACAAAATCCTGTGATAGAGGTAGAATTGCCATATTACTCACCAGTACGATTTAACCATGCAAAGATATCTAATGTCACTGAATTCGTACCGAGCGGATTCTTGCGTGTACATACACTGTCGACTATATGGGAAGTAGAAGCGGGGGATTCCGCATTGATCCACTGCTTCGTTTCTGTTGGTGAAGATTTCAATCTTGGATTCTTCACTGGCGCCCCTGTGGCCTATCGGGTTCCACAGGTTAGTGAGCCTCCTGCATCTTAAATGCAGGACTCGCGGGGACAGACACCCCGTTACAGAAAATGTGGAGTTATACGATTCTCCAGCAGTGAAAACAAAATCCACGTGTCGGTGGCTGACACGGG